AAAGAGGATATGAAAATGAGTAAAGAGCAGGAATTGCAATGGAAGGTGGATTATTTGAAGGAAAGCCTTAAACAAATTAAGGCTACGATTGTAGGTGTAAAAATGGGATACGTGCAAAAGGATTGGGCAGATAATAAGATGATGGATTCTTTTTGTGATTTGATAGATAATAGCTTATTTAATTCTAAATAACCCGCCTAGGGTTCAATCCCCAAAGCTTTCGCATTCGCTAACAAGCGGCAGCCCAGGCATTCCGTCTTTACAAACGGAAGCATAGCACCCTATAAGGAGCATATAGAAATATGACAGAAGAAGAAATTATCAAAGCCTACCTTTCGCGCTTGGGGCGTAAGGGCGGGAGCGTCAAAGGATCTTGCAAGGCTCGCAAGCTTTCGCGGGAGCATTACCAAACGGTAGCGCAGGCACAGCGGGAGCGTTGGCAAAAGTGGCGGGCTGAAAACGGTAGGCCAACTACCAAACGGTAGCGTAGCCTTTTCGCGGGAGCGTTAGCCCTATAAGGGGTGTGTAGAATAGCCCTATAAGGGTGCTATAAACGGAAGCCTAGCGTCCGATACGGCAGCAGCAGGCTTTGTTTCCTAGCTCCTCAACCTTGAATTTGACCACTGGAAGGTCTCGGGCATCACATTTCGAGTAAAAACGCCTAGAAACAGGCTTTCTGTTCGATTCTGATAGGTTGTGGCGTGTTTTTTTGGCTACCTTTGGCATATTACCAGTTCTTGCAGCTCCACGCACGCGCCGTTAGCTTGTTGGGAGGGTTGCTGTCGCACTTATGCCTAGCTCTGAAGCTACGCCTGCGCGCTGGGTTATTCTTTTTGATGGTCATATCTGGATCGCCGTAGCGAATAACCTTGCTCTGACCATTCTGGCACGCTCGGACAACAAACTTTTTGCGCTCGCCAGGTGTGCGCCTTGGACTGTTACAGGGTAAATCTCTAGGATTCACGACTCATCTACCTCATCAGAGTCAAAAGCCTCAGGGCAGGCATCGTGAAGCACTTGTAGTGCCTTCTGGTGGCTTTCAAAGAAGCCTGACAGCCTATTAACCTCATCAGTCAGCCCTTCCCACTGATGCTCGAACACTTCAAAAGAGCAGTTTGCGTCCATATCATCGACTAATTGACCCAAGAGCCTAAGAACGCCGTGTAATTGGGCGTTCTCCTTCTGAAGCAGGCTAATAAATCTATTCGCCAGCTTCAACTGCTCTCGGTCTTGGTTCAGAACCCGCCCTTCTTGGCCTTCATCAACCTCCACACCTTTGGACTAATGGTGCTTTTGGACTTAGGACGGCTAGTGCCAGCCTTACGGCGAGCGTTGATGTTGGCGTATAAACCAGGTTTAGCTTTGTTCATTTCGGTATTGTACCACATCCAACAAGCAATAACCAACTAGCTACTGTTGCTGGTATTTTTGTTTCCAAAGCCAATAATACTGCCTCTTCCAATCGGTTCTTCTGGTATCAAAAACAACCCCAAGATCGGTTGCATCAAATTCGTGAAACTCAATATCACCATCACCCCTTTGTCGGTGACCCACCATAGCTTGGGACGTTTGGGATGCATTTTCGCATATCGGTGGAGCATACCCCCCACCATTATATACGGTAGTAACTCTTTTTATAGGGGGTGGGGGCATATTGGATGAACATGAAATAACCGTCCCAAACGTCCCAACCTGCACTATATTAGATTTGGTATCTATATGTTGTGTTTGAGCCATTTTAGCCTTTTCCGCTAAAAGCCTAACCCTAGCCTCCTCCCTAATCCTAGCCTCCCTCCTTAACACATCCTCCGCCTCTATCTGTAATGCTGCAACGTGCTTGCCTATAAATGTATTCTTCTGCTCAATCTTTAGCGGTATTATAGGCTCTGGCCTTCCCTTGGTCTTATCGCCGACCCTGTTCCATATAATGCTTCTGTGCCTCATATCTCCTGGGTACGCAACGCAAGCGAATGTGGGTCTTTCCTTAAACACTATTAGATGCTGACCGCCCCCATCCCCGCCCATCTCGGCACAGGCTGGGCATCTATATTCATCACCCTTTGATGTGCTTCTGGTTGGAACTCCTCTTGCCCATCCGCCACCAAACTTACCAAACAACTTGCTAGTAATCAGCATTGGCATAACCCTCCTCCTCTTGGCCTTGCACCTTTATGTTTCTGAATCCCTTTTTAGATCCTTGGACGCTGTTGCTGATGTTGCTCTGGCGCAATTCCAGCATCTTATCCCTTATTAAATGGCTTAACCTTGAGCCTGCAAGCGGCCTCCAGCCCTTCTCGGCACAATAGAGTCCGTATAACTGCACGAACTCCTCCATCGAAACGACGTTGCCCTTGATCCTCTCGACTCTTTCCTTGATGAAATGATCTACTGATTCGGACTCTGCTAACAAGTTGTGAATTCTTGTGACTTGGCTATCCGCAAGTCTGATGTCCCCAGTTTCCTCGACATCCCTCTGAAGCAAAAGGAATCCTCGCAATGCCCAAGCAAGGATCGCTGGTCCTTCTTCTTCGACAAGCTTCTCTGCGAACCTGTCTATCTTCTTTGCGGGTGGCGGCTGGTTGAATTCAAGCAACAACAACCTCCGCCTCCATGCCTCCACATCTCCCTCTAGGCTGACCCGAAGCTTCTCATTCGCAGTTATAATAATGTTGTAGTTGCCGACAATATGATAGCCATCGTTTATGCCCTTGCCTTCGGCATCCAAGACATCTCCGCCTGTCAATCCCTTGATAACCTTCGCTCCCCCCATTTGCAGGAAGTTCCCAGGCACATCGACTCCAGACAGAAGCGTCTTGGCTCGGTAACGATACAACTCAAACTGCTTGTCCAAGTGTTGCGTTCTTAACTGGGCCATGTTCTCCTTGCCAGCCAGCAAGTGAACCACGTTATGCAGGGTTGACTTCCCGCCTCCAGCCTGTCCATAAAGAACAACAAACCGCTGTATGATGTTTGTGCCAAACAAGCACATTCCAAAATACTTCTGGAATATCAATAGATCGTCTTCGTCTGGCAAGGCTGGAACTGCAAGTTCAGCCAAGAATCTTTCTGGAACAAGATCAAGCCCCTTGAATTCAACTGGGCATTGATTTCTAGAAAAGAAATCTGGGCTAAAGTCATGCTCCTCAATCTGACCCGCCTCAAACTTTATGAAGCGGTTTGAGCAATGCACCCCTGGCACTTTGTGCAACGTGAAGGCATCCTCATGCTCAACGATCCCGCGCAATTGACGAACAATACCAGACAGCGAATTATCGCTCCTCATGTGTTCAATCTCTGGCCTAGATTGCTCCCTGCTGAATCTGAGTATGTCCCTACTAATCTCTTGTTTGATCGCATCCTCCGACTTGACCCTCCATATCCCGCGCTCCCTCTCATACTCGTAGAAGTCGCACTCCTTTGGCTCGTAAAGCACCCGATGGTCGTATTGGTATTTGCCAGCCCAAAACGGCTGATTCAATGAGACAATGTATTCGTTCTGCTTCTTGTCCTTTATCTCCTTCCAAGGCTTCCCGAACTCGTCAACAAGATTGTTATAGGCGCTGTCAACCTTTATCTTCCACGGCAACTCCAAGTGATTCGGCCAAACGATGTCATCAAACTTAATTGTTACTGGCCTCTCTTGGACAACCCAAACGTAGGGAGATCCGCTTGGATGCTTCCCGTAGATTACCGTCTGCCCTCCATCCGACCTCCACTCGCCCCAATCATTCATCTTGGCTAACGGCGGGAAATCGCCATCCATTCTTACCCAGAAGTTCCTGCCCCGCGATCCTCTTGTTTGCAGAGTCTTTGCCAAGGATGGATTTAGCTTAACAAATTCTTCAGCCGACTCGTCGCTGTCAATGTCAATAGAGCATAAGCCTCCACCAGCCTTGCCTAGCAACACCCCGATATTGCCAGCTTCAAGCCTGCGGATATGATCTTGCTTCCTTGCCGCAATCGGAGTTGTCTTCTGCCATCCCGCATCCCTCGGCCTCTTCTCTCCAATTGGTATTGGCAGCAAGACGCAATCTTGCCCAAGGAATTCCATTAGCTTCATTACTCTTTCTTGTGTCATGCTGCCCCCTCCTCCATTAGTTGTTTCAGTGCTGTTGTTCTGCCTTCAATAAAATTCCCAGTTGTCAGCGTTGCTTCCATCTCATCCCTGTAGCATTCATGCCCATACCAATAATCATTTTTATATTCTGGCATCGAAACAATCTGCACAACGCTTTCCCCAAGATCAAGCAATACTGGAGAGTTGCACCAAAAGATTGACTGCCTCGGTCTTTTCCATTCCATCTTTACGAATCCATTATCTGCACAATTCCAATCAAGCTTACCTATGCAATCAAAAACCCATATCATATTCCCATATCCATCCTCCCGTTGCATTATCTCCTCTGGGCTTATGTGGCTATGCTGAAATTCGACTGCATATCTTGTGCCATTAAAGAATGCCTGGGCATCCATCCTGTGCCTCACCCCGCTGACAGTAATTGTCTGCTCGGTGTTCTCTGGCTTAAAGTGCGACTTCCATTCGCGATGCCAATCTGTCTCTGGCTCATGCCAAGTATCGGGGTCTGCCGTTTCTCTGGCCCAATGATGGTGCTTGATCTGCCCACATTTTGCAATTAGAGGGGCATCATCGTAGTCTAGGCTTCTCCCGCCCTTCGTCGGCCTCTTGCCATGCTTGTCGTACATCATGGCCGCACCCCGCATACAATGCTTATCTTAAAGTTCATTTATTTAGATGGAGGGTGGCATCGGAAATTAAGTATGCAAGTGATAAATTAAATCATGCCCCTTTGTTTCAAATGGCTGAACTTTCGTCGCCAGCCGCAGGATCTCCCTGCGTACCATTCGGGACATTGTTTTCATAATTAAAATTCAAACTGGCTCTGATTCAAGAGGAGAACACACTGAGGAATATCCCGCCGTGGGATCTCCCCACAGACCACAACGCCAGTTAGTTATTTGGTTTTATCCTCCAACTCCATCGCCTTCTTGCTGGCCTCAACAATATCTTCGGCTTTAATATTTCGCAGAGCATTGCACCACATCTGCGTCTTCGGTGTCTTGTTGGTCGCATCCTTACACTTGGCCTGGGGCAACCCAGCGTGCGGACGACAAGGCGCGTGTGGACAAACGTCAGGCTTAAACACCGAGACGTTGAGAGGGTAGAATTGCATTCTGTCAATTGGGTCGTAGCTGCCCCACAGCGACACGCACGGCGTGTTCAGTCCAGCAGCGATGTGATTCACAGAGCTATCTGGAGCCACAACAAAGTCGGCGTTCGCTACGACTGGGAACAGAGATCTAATCGCCTTCGTCGTGTTAAACAAATCAATGACGCGAGGATGATCGACGTGGAAATTGTTGCTGTTGTCCAGCCCGATGATTACTGCATGATGCTCTGGAAAAGCTTCCAGCAACGCCAGCACCGACTCCTGCCCCATCTTGGGCGGGTAGGTGCGCGTTGGTCCACTCGAAGAAACGTGATAGGCAAAATACTTTTCAGGCAATGGCCACCTACCCAAAGCCTTCAGCTCTTCATGGTCAGGCTCAATCAGGTGCAGAATAGGCTTACAATACTTGGCCATCGTCTTCTCATCCCATACACCCATCCACTCGTAAATGCGCTTGTAGCAGTTGCCAGGACCAGTCCCAAGCTTTGTATCCCCAACCTGTCCGCTGAATAGATCGTCCGTGGGCAGGTGACTATCGTAGCTATCCCACGCTTCAAGCGTGCAAGGCAGCGGATATAACTTTGCACCCAGCCCAGCGTAGAGAGGCAGGTTGCGAGCAGGCGCATAAACATCTACCACACCACCCGACTCCTGCACCAAGTAGTTAACGAAAGCAGTAGCGATGATTGCATCCCCAATCGCACCAGCCCGATACACGGCTGTCGCTCCACCAGCCGACCTGCCTTTGTAGTACGGCTTAATTTTGTGTGGGCATGGAATGGAGTCAGTCCATATTCCACCAGTAAGTTCATCTGGGAGAACGTAGGTATTGCGAACGTGAAGTAGGTTGTCATCCACCTTGTGGATTGAGTTTGTGTTATTTGTCCATAGTTTCATTTTGTTTTCTCCTCTATAATAAATAAAACAGCAAGAATTGCTGTTATGGCTGTGATTACCGCAATGGCAACAATAAGCTTTCCTATTGCCAGTCCTGCCCCGACAATGATCCAATCCAAGAGTGCGCTCATTTGGTTTGCCTTTCTATTTATCCTTTGAGTGCGCGTCAACACTTTCCTCAATAATCTCCTTACAAATCAAAGCCGCTGCATCCACCATCGTAATTATCTGGATCATGTCGATGGCGTGGCCATGAGAAGCGCGATCCCTCTCTACTACCAGTTTCTCTCTGGCAGTGAGAAGGATGTCGCGCCCCCACTTGAGGCGAGCTTTTGCCTCTGATTGCATTACGAGCCTGACCGCATCCTAAACTTGCGAGGCGATTTGTTGCTCTTCCCAGCAGCAGAGAGTGCTATCGCAATCATCTGCTGACGTGAGCGCGGCTTACCACCTGCTCCACGCTCCTTGCCCTTCTTCTTATTATCCATCGCCAACTCATGCATATTCTTCGATACGTCTTTGCCTAGCATATTTATTTCTCCTTATTGTTGTAATGGGGATTAGGCACTGATGGTGCTTGTACCCCGAAGCTTGGGTTCTCACATCTGCGACAATCACGAATGTCAAAGTCAAGTATCTCGCCAGTATTAAGCATGACTGTGAATATCTTGTTATGATCCATTCCGTAGTCAGTAACGATGAAGGCTAATCCCTCACCCTTCGGTGTCATCATCCATAGCTCTGGATTGAGTTGGATCATTTGTTACCCCAAAACAATGACAGCAATCCAAAACAAATTGAAACTACTGCAAACAAATTAATCTGATCGTCAATCGTCATCGCCAGCTAGGTCCAGTAAGCCAAGCTACCAACACCCAGCGTGTACCCCAGATTGGCGCACGCGCTCTGTGTTCGATGTAGGATGGGAACCAGCAACCTGCGCCCTGCTCGCGTGCAAACTTGGAGTCAATCATGTCGGCCTTAACCTGTAACCCGCCACCAATGTATTCGTGTGGTGCAGATAGATTGACTACTGCGGTCAGCTTGCGGTCAGAACCAGTGTAAGTATCGAAGTGCCACCAGAACTGCTGGAGTGGATTGTATTTTAGAATCTGCAACTGCTGCATACCAGTGACATCAAACCTCCAATGTTCTGCGTTAATCGAATCTGTGATTTCACGCATTATATTGTAAATCCAATTATTATGCGTTGAGTACGGAATCCAACACGAACTGCAACTTCTAGCGAACGATCTTCTGGAAGTTCCGTCCTTGTTCAACACAGTCGCACGCTTCATTCCTATCACTTCAGCATCCTGCCGAATCATCATGCACTGGCTTGGAGTCAGCACATAGCGATCTACGGATGCGGTTAATACTTTTTGTTTGAATGTTTCGATCATAGTATGTGTTCCTTTAGGTATTCAATTAACTTTGCCACAATAAAAATCCCAGCGCATACAATGGATATCATCACGGCAAACAGGAATGCCAGCCAAGTAATAATCCAAACCATGTCTGCGATTGTCTCAAGCAATTGCATAATCATCGTCCTTTAATTTGCGTAGCAGCGTTCGATTGTCGATCCTTATTCCTGAAGCCCTGCACCACCAGGCAACAGTGCCGTTCTTAAAGTCCTTAATTAAATTCTGCACCTCGTGCATATTCTTATATTCAAGAGCATCGTTGAGGGGTACGCCGTGATGATCTCGCACAATCTTCATATCCTCCACCATCCCACGCTTGCGGAGCATTCGCAGGTCACGGATGGCTTGCAATGCAACCTCGCCTGCCAACTGCTGTAGTCTTTCATCATAGTCTCCCTTGGTTAAATGCGTTGATCTCATTTGCGTTTGCGTTGTGCCTTATGCCATTTCGCATAATCGTTCCATTCCTGACAAGCTAAATCTGCTTCTTCTTGTGAATCGAATAAATCAGTGAGTGGCGGGAATCCTTTTGGTGGCCTCGACCCCCACAGCCTTGGACCAATCACATTGCCAGCCATCGTATGAAGTCGGAACTTTCCGCACTCCTCGACGACTTTAATCTCGGTCATCGTCCCAGCTCGACTAGCTTTGCGTCGTCAGCTTTGATCTGTTCGCCAAGCTTAACAAGATCGTTCGATTGCCCAGCGTAGTGAATGCAGAATGCGTCCTTGTACCGATCCAGACCAAAGTGCGACTCAACGCTGGTCATGCAGTTGTAGGCTGGGTCAAGATTATCCAGCGGGACATTCCATAGATGAATCATAATGTTCATCCAGGTCTGCTCGGCAAAGTGGTTAGGCAGCAAGCCAAGCGGAGGCATTGACAGCACGCCAACAGCCTTGGATGAGATTACAAACACGCCAGTGTTGACGTAGAATCTTGGATCAATCCTTGCCCCAAATGCACTGGCAAGCTTGCCCATCTCGTACTTTCGATCGAGGAAAGCACCTTCGTCAAATGCGGAAAACATTTCAACTTCAGCACCAATCTCATCGCAGTCGTTGGCAATCAAAACATCGCAGTCAACAAACGTAATCTGCTCATAGCCTTTTGTGGCCATGATGTTCCCGATTGCGGATTTGCTGTACTGCACTGGCTCGACAAGTGGCTTCTCCAATGCCATGAAGTCAATCTTGTGACGCTTGCAGTAAGCTTCCATCCTCGGCTGCGTAAGCTCTAGTATCTTCTTCCAGTCATCGCCGAACGCCTGCGTTACTAATCCTTTTTTCATTTCTTCTTCCTCCGTTTTGGTTTAACTTCCCTCCACACATCAAATTTCTCATCCAGATCAATTGACCAAAGCATAAAAGTTCTGTATAGGCCGTATCCAATACCCAGACGCAAAAGCGTGTGACTTATTGTGTCACCCAAAAAGTAGAACAATCGAGATAAATTATGCTTCATTTCTCAATCCTAACCCAAGCATCCAGAGGTAAGTTCTCGCCGCAGAATCCAACTTGAATCTCTTTCTTTTCTTTTTCTGATATGCCGTAAAGCTCCCAGCCTCCGTCAATCTTAACTACGCGAGTGATCTTCATTTGTCGTTACAGTCGTAATCTTCCCAAGTGAACTTCCAGCAGGCTTCGACTGCTTCATCTCGAGTTGGGTAAGTATCGAAGTGAGACCAATCCTCTTCTCTGCCTTCACCAGCCTCATCAATGTAAACAGCCCACTCTGGCTTTCCGTCTTCGTCAAATTCCTTTTTAATCCATCTCATAGTCTTGGTACTTCCTTTCTTATTTGAGCTAACACGAACAGCGACCTTACCAGCGCACGCTCAAGATGGTCAATACTTGTTTCTCCGTTGACATCTGGACAAGGCGTTGATTTGTGAAGTTGCATCTGTGCTGTGGCTAGGTGGCGAATCGCTCTTGCAATATGGTAATCGTGAGTAGGCCGATCTTTCTCAAGCCAGTCTCCGTAGCCTGACTTATCCGACCCCTTACCCATCACACGCCAGACTATCTCCTGCGCGGCGTTACCCATCTCTTGGATTGTAGGTGCGGTCATTTTGCTAAACTCCTATAGAATTGATC